GGTGATGTAGTAGCAGAGGCAGAGGACTTAGAAGAAGACATTATTAATCACCTCACACACTATTACGGGGGCGACACTCCGTGGCCCGACTTAGACGACCTTGTATATGCCGACGACGACACTGTCTTCAATGAAGACTATGAAGAAGTCGATGAAGACGACGAACAGTAGCAAGCGGATTTAACAGAGTACCCTAGGGTTCTCTCTAGGGTATTCGATTAAGTCCACTAGTGACTTTTAATTGTGCCACTTAGAGAAGAAACACCCGTAATTGGTGCACATATTAGAAAGGATGGTAAACCATGGAAAAAATCAAAGGTACTTTAGAAATGCAATTAGAGCTTGAAAAAGAAGATAAGCATTTAGCAGAAACACTTATGAAAGCCACCTACGAAAAGGCTATCAAGGAAAGCAAGGGAAGTGAAACTAATGTAGGGATACGCATGATGGAACATGTCTTTACGACATGCTCAGAAAACGTAGAAAAGGTATTATTTCCCACTAAAAAATGTGGGGTAGTCCCTACATATCAAGGCGTTGTAAACGCTCTTACAGAAGCGTACAAGGGGCAAAAAGAAGACCTCATTCACATGAGCACCCTTGCAGTCCTGAACACTTTACTTAGTGGTGTCTTACAGAATGAAGACCATGCCATTATCCTGTCAAGTGCGATGACAAATGTGGCCGCCGCCCTTTATGAAGAAGCGAAAGCACATGCCTTTTCTGTCTTCTTGACGAAGCAAGATGCCGCCTTCTTTGATGATGGTATTAACAAACGAGTACGCAAGGACTATAAAATCCAATATGCCAATAATGCTTATAAGGATAAGGACTTTACATGGCCTGTACCTGAAAGAGAAGAATGGCACAAGTTAGCACTCAAGCTTATTGAAATGATCTTTAAAGGAAGCGGCTATTTTGAAGAAGGACAGACAGAAGGGAATAAGGGGAAAAGCGGTTCAAAAACAATTCAAGCGTCCGCATGGCTCATTGAAACATGGACAAAAAATGTGGACATGTTGACCTTAAACGCATATCATTTCAGCCCTTGCGTTATTCCGCCTAGTCCATGGACAAGTGTATGGGATGGGGCTTATTATGGAGAAAGTCGTCGCTTTAGCACCTTTATCCGTGTAAACTTTAAACAACGTAATACCTTTATCAAGCAATACATTCAAAAACTCCATCAGCTTGACCTATCATGGCTGTTTGATTGTGTCAATGCTTTACAGTCTACACCCTTTATAGTCAATGAGCGGATACTTGAAACCATGGTGTCTATCATGGAAAATCATGGTTCATTAGGGGGCCTTCCTAACACGGACGAAACGCCAAAATTTCCAAAATTGAACAATCCAACTCCAGAAGAATTAGAAATGCATAAACGGAAACTTGTAAAATTCTATAAACACGAACGTTCCAGAATATCCAAGGTTCTCCGTACAAATATCACGTTAGGTTGTGCAAAGAAGTATAGTGTCTATGAAAAAATCTATTTCCCATGGAACTTAGATTACAGGGGACGTATTTATCCCATGTGCCCTGCTTTGAATCCACAAGGGGATGATGCACAAAAGTCTTTATTGCTCTTTGCTAAACCTTCACCATTGGCAAGTGAAGAATCCTTGAAATGGTTCTATATTGCAGGTGCAGGCTTTGCAGGTCTTGACAAGATACCCTTTGATGATCGTATCAAGTGGGTACTTGATAATGAAGACAACATTTTACAGAGTGCCGCTTCACCCTTGACGTACACATGGTGGGACGAAGTGGCAGGTGATGAAAGCCCGATGTGCTTCTTGTCTTTCTGCTTTGAATTTGAAAGACTCCGTGTCTATCAAGCAGGGCATGATGGTTCTGCTGTTGGATTCAAGTCGGGATTGCCTATTAGCTTTGATGGCACCTGCTCAGGTCTACAGCATTTCTCCATGCTTCTTGCGGATGAAGTAGGGGGTTACAGTGTAAATCTTGTACCGAATGAAGAAGTACAAGACATTTATCAAGTTGTGGCGGATAAGGTAAATGTTGTCTTACATCGTGATGTCATGGAAGGGACAGCAGATGACTATAAAAAAGACAAAAAAGGTCAATATGTTCTTGACAATAAAGGTGAAAAGTGCATTGTCTACGGCACAAAAGAATTAGCTACTGAATGGTTGTCTTATGGTCAAGCAAAATTTGGAACGGATGGTATCAAACGCAAAGTATGCAAACGTTCCGTCATGACCCTTGCTTACGGTTCACGGAAGTATGGCTTTTCTGAAAATCTCAAAGAGGACATTATCAAACCATGGATGGCAGAGCATGAAGACACCCCAATTTTCCTTAGTCGCTCACAGGCCGCAAACTACATGGCAGGGCTGATTTGGGATGCTGTGTCTACTACAGTTATTAAGGCAGTAGAAGGCATGGAATGGCTCAAAAAGATTGCCAGTATCATTGGCAAGAGCGGGGAGGCCGTCGCATGGACAAGTCCTAACGGTCTTCCTATTCAGCAGAACAAGTTCATTAGCAACATTGAAACTTATAAAGCGCGCTTCAATGGCTTGCAAATCAGAACATACATCCCGAAAGACCCCACAGATATTGATGCAAGACAACAGGCTCAGAGTATCGCCCCTAATTTCATTCACAGCATGGATGCTTGCCACATGCAACGAGTGATTATGAACCAGCATAAAAAAGGAAACAACAATTTCTTTATGATTCATGATAGCTTTGGCACAGACATAGAACATGCAGGGGATTTGTTTAAAAGTATTCGTGAAGAAATGGTGATGATGTACAAAGACAAAAACTACTTAAAAGATTGGTTGGATGATGTGGAATATCTGATTCCAGAAGGAACTAAATTACCTGAAATTCCACAAAAAGGTACTTTAGACCTTGACAAAGTAAAAGATAGTAAATATTGCTTTGCTTAATTGAATAAAAATAATAATAAATAATTAAATATGTAAATGATAATAACTTGATAATTAATTGGTGCACAATAAGGAGAGAAGAGAACTATAAGATACTTAAAGATACTATAAGATACTTATAGTTCTCTTTATTATTATTTATTAATTATTATTAATAATAACTAATAAGTAAGTATTTCTCTTTTTGTGTGTCTTTTTCTCTTTTGATAAGACACCAAATTAATTGGTGCACAATAAGGAAAGAAACCCTCTACATGGTGTGTCTTTTTAATTGGTGCACAATAAGGAGAGAAGATTCCATTATTTTTGAAAGGAGCATAAACAATGACAGAACAAACAACACGCAAGCGAAGGAAGACAACCACAAACAATAAATCTTTGGTGTCTTTAAAATTCAAACGTATCACACTCGACGCAAAAGCACCTTATCGGGCTACGGCGTCCTCTGCTTGCTATGATGTCTTTGCAAACGACACAGTGACATTATATCCGCAACGGGGACAGGACAAGGCGTATAAAGTTCCTACAGGCGTAGTGTTTGAAATTCCCGAAGGATATCATTTAGAAGTCTATGTACGGTCTTCTACAGGTCTTAAAACAAAACTGAGATTAGTCAATGGCACAGGGATTGTTGATAGTGACTATGTCGATGAATTGTTTTTGCTTGTTGAAAATATCGGAAGTAGCGTTACAAGAATCAATAAAGGGGAACGTATCGCACAGGTTATGCTTGTAGAGAACGTCCCGACTGAATTAGTAGAAGTAGATTCCCTTACAAAAGAAGGGACACACGAAGGATTTGGAAGCACAGGAAAGGACTAGAGGAGCCATGAGAGAAATTAAAGTAGGCGACGGCGTTATCATTACGGATGTTCGTAATGTCTTAGGTAACAATGATAAGACAAGTGATTCTGTAGAGGAATATATGGCTAAAGTTGTGTCTATTATATATGGTGATGGTGGCAATGAATGGTATGAATGTAAGTTGGCTGTGATTAATAAAACTCTTATATTCCCTCAGTGGGAAGTGTTCTTAATGGATAAGACCACAAAGGATGCTGATAAAAAGAATGGTTATGAATGGTTAGATGATGACCTTCATGGGTTAAAGATGTTTGAGAATAACATTAATATCTATGATACCGTGTGGGTTGATATGTCTAACTGGTCGGCGACACCACCACATGAAAGTGGTTATGCAGTAGTTGTTGATATGATGGTGGTTCCTGACAACGACACAGCAAGCGACAGGGTAATGTATGATATACAGTTCCGTGGGAGTGATAAAGTATTCACAGTCGATGAACGCCGTGTTACCCCTGTCTATGAAAAGAAAGACACGCGGGAAGACACCATGCACGATAAACATTATCGTGAGACTGTTGTTGAGCCTATTCTTGTCATGCAGGCGCTTTTTAGTCATGATGAATTTATCGGCTTTCTCAAGGGTAATATCCTTAAATACCGACTCCGTGCAGGACACAAAGGCGGAGAGGAAGAAATGAAGTCTGATCTTGATAAGATTCATGTCTATGAAGAATGGCTCGAAAGGGCGAAGAAAGGTGAACGTATTTAATTGTAATGGTCACTACAAAAAAGGAGAAATGAAACATGATGGAAACCATGAACAAACCTTATGTTGCCTACGCAAACAAGCTCATGCGCTTTTTACATGATGGCACTTATGACAATGATACCTTGTGTCTTTTAGGCGTCATTGCCGCAAAGTCTCGCAGAAAGCATGTAAAGCTCACTGATGGCATTAAGACAGCCGTAACAGATTTGTTGCTTGAAAATGCTGATGGCATGATTTTAATTACTCGCGCAAAATTGTTGTAAAGGAGACATGAAACATGAATATGAATGATGGTGTAATTACAGGGAAAGCTATGTGGTGTCATTTAGCAGACACAGAAACTTTTAATGGTACAGACACAAACAAATATAGCATTACGCTTGTTCCGTCTGTTGAAGACATGAATAAGCTGATGCAGGAAGCCCAGACGATTTGGGAAGAATTTAAAGAAACACTCAAGAACAAGAAGTTCGCCGCAGAGCCTAACATGGGTTCGTTCCGTGAAGATGACAATGGCGACGCAAGCGTTAAATTCGTTACCAACGCTCATATTGTCACGAAGGCAGGCAAAGAGATTGACAAGGTTGTTCCTGTCTTTGATGGTACTGAACGTCCTGTTAATCGCAAAATCAAGAGTTCTATTGGGAATGGTAGTGGCGTTGCTATCTCATATCAGCTCTTTCCGTATTACAATACATCGAAAAACTTTGGTGTGTCTTTCCGCTTGCAGGCGGTACAGTTATTGAAGTACGTTCCGTATGGTAATGGGCAGGATGCAAGCTCTTTCGGCTTTAAGAAGCATGAAGGGGCCTTTGATTCTACGTCTGTCATTGATGACGATGAAGAAGACACACGTTCTGACGTAGATGTTCCGTTCACGGACGGTTCGGATGATGAAGATTTTTAAAGTGTGGTGATAAGACCTGAAACGAAGTTTTTGTAATGGGGGTGCGTATACATACAGACCACCTAAAAAGAGAAGCCATTTTGAAGACACCATTAGTGCGCAGATACGGGAGTTGAAGAAGCAGGAAAAGTATGAGATGTACTACATCAACTATGAAAAACCTGCCACACAGCATAAGTATACTCCAGACTTTGTGCTGCCGAATGGAATCATTATAGAAGCAAAGGGGATTTTTGAAAGAGAAGACAGACAGAAGCACTTGCTTATCAAGATGCAGTATCCTGAGTTAGATATTCGGTTTGTCTTCCAAAATCCTAAGTTGAAGTTGTATAAAGGCAGTAAGACAACCTATGCAGATTGGGCGGAGAAAAATGGATTTAAATACTCCACTAGACAGATTCCCGACGCATGGTTTAGAGAAAAGAAGAAGCCTATGAAAGGTCTTATCCCTAAAAAGAAAAAGTAAGGGGTGAGAGCATGAATTTGAAGTACAAAGAAAGAGAGGAAACTAACATGGTGCGTGTCTTGTTTGAACCGAAGGTGAAGACCGTTCGGGAAATTTATGTAGAACAGCGTAGAGAAGGACTGTTCAATATCGGGTATCATCTGATCGTGATGCCGAATGGTGAAGTAAAAGAAGGGATTCCCTTCCTCGTTTATGGTGACTATAGACTCGCACATGTGAAAGATTCCGTTTATGTGCTGTTGGTTGGTTGTGCCAGCGAAAAGGACATGTCCGATGCACAGCGCAAAACCATGAGGGACATTAAAAACAAATATGCCCTTGATGTACATTATGGGGACGACTAGCCATGTCGGAAATTGTACAGGCACATATTCCGTGTCCTTATTGCGGAAGCCATGATGCCGCTACGTTGTATGATGATGGACACACATACTGTTTCAGTTGTCATCATACAGAGTTTCCGAAAGAAGGTGTAGAGATGGCTAAACATGCCATTATTCCCCATGAGGATATGGAGTTTAAGACACTCCGTGCAAGGGGATTGTCTGCTGAAACATGTGAGCGTTATGGCTATTATGTTACAAAGACACAATTAGGAACCGTTCAAGTCGCAGAGTATTGTAATGAGGACGGTTCTGTTCTTTTCCAGAAGTTACGGACAAAGGACAAGAAGTTCTATCTGAACGGTACTTCTGCTTACAGATTTTTTGGACAGAATCTTTTCCACAGCGGCAAGAAGCTTGTCATAACAGAGGGAGAGATTGATTGTCTGACCGTCTCCCAGATGGGGGGCAATAAATGGCCTGTTGTGTCTTTACCTCATGGGTGTACGTCGGCTAAGCGTACCTTTAAAGAAAACCTCGAATGGTTAGAGTCATTTGATGAAGTCATTGTCATGTTTGACATGGACGCTCAGGGACGAAAGGCTGTTGAGGATGTGCAGGGTATGTTGTCTCCACACAAATTAAAGATTGCAGACTTACCCGAAAAGGATGCTAATGCGTGTCTTGTAGCAGGTAAGGGAGATGCAATCATACAGGCCATCTTTACCGCAAAGGAATATAGGCCAGATGGAATTATCAATGCCGCTGACATTGAAGATGAATTTTTCAGTGATGATACAGAAGCTCAGTGTTATGACTATCCATGGTGTAAGGGGCTGAAAAGTATCACGAAGGGACTCCGTAAAGGGGAATTGGTGATGCTGACAGCAGGTACAGGCATTGGGAAGTCTACAGCGGCTCGTGAGATTGCCTACAAACTCAAGGTGAAGGATGGGCTGAAAATCGGTCTTGTCTTCCTCGAAGAAAACCCGAAAAAGACACTCCGTGAATTGCTGTCTATCCATGTTGAAAAGCCACTGTCTATTTTATGGGGCAGTGTAGACAAGGATAAGTTAAAGACAGCCTATGAAGAGCTGTTCAGTGATAAACGGTTTGTCCTCTATGATCACTTTGGTTCGATTGAGAGTGGGAACTTGTTGTCTCGTATCCGCTATTTAGTGGTCGCGGAACAGTGTGATTTTATCATCTTTGACCATATATCTATTGCCGTGTCTGGCATGGATGATGGTGGAGATGAACGAAAGACCATTGATAAGTTGATGACGCAATTAAGGTCACTCGTTGAAGAAACAGGCGTCGGGATGATTGTTATATCCCATTTGAAAAAGACAAGCGGTGAAAACTCCTTTGAAGAAGGGGGAATCATCTCTCTTGATGACTTGCGTGGCAGTGGCACATTGAAGCAATTACCCGATGTGGTACTAGCCCTAGAACGCAATCAGCAGGCAGAGGATGAGTCCGAAAGAAACTTGATTAAAATTCGTGTCTTAAAGAATCGCTTTGCAGGTTCAACAGGGCTTGCAGGGTATCTCCATTGGGATAAGGACAGACACAGATTACTAGGAGAGGAAGATGAATCATGTCAAGAGTTTTAAAGTACCCTGTTGTTAATACAGATATTACATTTAATGAACTACCTGACAAAATGGCCTATGCGCTTGAATTAGGGGCTTGCAAACAACATTGTGTTGGTTGTCATAGTCCAGAATTACAGGAAGAAGATGTCGCCTTAACGTCTCTTCTTGATATTTTAGAAGAAGCACAGGACGCCATTGATGCGGGGGCAAACGCTATTGTTGTAATGGGCGGTACAAATAATAAGCATATCACAGATGAATCTTTGATTGCTCTCTTACGTGATTTGGCCTTCATTGCTCCTACAGGGCTGTACAGTGGGAGTGATGACGAAGACCATGACAAGATGATTGCAGTTGAAGGGCATTGTACTTGGTTGAAGACAGGCCCCTATGTAGAGGCTTTGGGTGGTCTTGAGAGTCCTCGGACAAATCAACGCTTTTACTACATCTCGCAGTCTTACCGCTTAGATAAAAATTACAATGTGGTGTTTGTTCATCCTCGCTTTTTGGATGAGACACACAAATTTTGGAAGAGGGTTAAGAATGTTACCTAATGTTGATTTAAAAGAAAAGATTAAGTACATCCATGATTATATGGTGTCTTCCAATGCCGCTACGGCCTCTAAGGTTGATGCGAATAGCAATGTGACCCAGAAGACGATTGCAGGCTTGGAAGCAGAATTATTTAAACCAGACACTATCCAGATTAACCGTAAGTTGGTTAAAGACAAGCTGACACAGATGTTTGGTGAAGACATGGCAAAGGCGTATGAAGATGACCTTTCCAATCATTATATCTATACACATGATGAAACATCTTTGAAACCTTATTGTGCCAGTATCACTTTGTATCCCTTCTTGTTGGAAGGTACGAAGTGCTTAGGTGGTGTGTCTAAAGCACCGAAGAACTTGCAGAGCTTTTGCGGCTCCTTTGTCAATCTTGTTTATCAGATTGCAAGTAATTTCAGTGGTGCTATTGCTACTGTTGAGTTCCTTCACATGTTTGACTACTTTGCACGGAAACAGTGGGGCAAAGATTACCTTGGTAAACACTTTGAAGAGGTCAAGCAGGAATTTCAGGGTGTTGTCTATGCACTGAATCAGCCTGCCAGCGCACGAGGAGACCAGTCTGTATTTTGGAATGTGAGTGTGTTTGACCATGATTACCTGAAAGAAATGTTTGGGGGTTTCTACTACCCAGACGGCACACAGGTAGACATTGAAAGCACCTATCGATTGCAGTTGTATTTCTTGCAATGGTTCAGACAGGAACGAGAAAAAGAATTGTTGACATTCCCTGTTGTTACCACCGCACTCTTGACCGATGGCAAAGGTGGTTTCAAAGACAATGCTTTTATGCATAAACTGGCGGATGAACAGGCGCGGGGACTTTCCTTCTTTGTCTATATGTCTGACAAGGTGGATAGTCTTGCGTCTTGCTGTCGTTTGCGCAATGAATTGGCAGACAACACATTCAGTTACACGTTGGGTGCAGGTGGTGTCGTTACGGGTTCCGCTCGTGTCATTAGTTTGAACATCAACCGTATCGGTCAATGTGGTATCAAGCTTGACGAAGTAGTGGGCAGAGTACATAAGTACCTGTTGGCTCATCGTGAAGTGTTGAAAGGCTATATTGAGGCAGGTTTGCTCCCTGCTTACACACAGGGCTTCATGGACATTGACAAACAGTTCTTGACCCTTGGTGTGAATGGTGTCTTGGAATACTTTGAGTACCTGAGAGACAAGAAAGGTATCGTGACAGACAAGGAATATCCTGATTATTTACAGTCCTTGTTGTCTTTCCTTACGATGTCTAATAAAGCCGCTCTGTCTGAGTATGGAGTCCGCTTCAATACTGAGTTTGTTCCTGCCGAAAATCTCGGTGTTAAAAATGCTAAATGGGACAAGGAAGCAGGTCTTTATGTACCTCGTGATTGCTACAACAGTTATTTCTACCCTGTAGAAGACACGAAGGTGAATGTGCTTGATAAGCTCAAATTGTACTCTAAGGATATTGTTCAGTACCTTGATGGTGGCTCGGCGCTCCATCTGAATCTTGAACAAATGTTGAATGCAGGACAGTTTGTCCATTTGTATAAGCTTTGCTCTAAGTATGGTGTACAGTATTGGACAACCAATGTCTTGTGTACGATTTGCAATGAGTGTGGCTACATCAACACAGACACAGAAAACCATTGTGTGAAATGTGGGAGCATGGATGTTGATTATGGTACTCGTGTTATTGGGTATCTGAAACGCATTAGCAACTTCTCCGAAGCAAGACAGAAGGAAGCAGGAAAACGATTCTACCACCATTTGAAAAAGTAAGGGGGTGTCTTAATGTGGCTCATTAAATTCTATGATGCCTTGTGGCGAAAACTGTATCAGTGGAGTATTAAGGTACAGGCACAGCGCCAGAAGAAAATTAGTTTGATTGCTAATAAAAAGCGAGAGCTTGCGAATAAGCTCCGTAATGAAGCTTTCAATCTCGATACAGAATCAGAAGATTTAGAAAAGTTACGATAGAAAGGATGGTTCTATGTTAGTCTTTGATATTGAAACGAATGGCTTATATGCCGACGTTACGAAGCTGTTCTGCCTGAGTGTCTATGATACAGACACACAGGAAATGAATCAGTATGATGATGTACACGCAGAGCAAGGTGTCCATGAATTATATGATGCATGGAAAAGAGGGGTGTGTCTTTGTGGGCACAACGTTATTAATTATGACCTTCCCACCTTGGCAAAACTTTTTCCGTGGTTTGAGATTACACACGACATGCATAAGGATGTAGTAGACACCCTTGTTTTGTCACGACTCATCTATTCTCATATCGAAGACATGGATGCAGGACTTATCCGAAAGAAACAGCTACCCTCGAAGCTGTATAAATCCCATAGCCTAAAGGCTTGGGGGTATCGTTTAGGAGAACTAAAGGGTACATATGGAGAGGAAGAAGATGCATGGGCTTGTTACAATCCTGAAATGCTTGCTTACAATAAGCAGGACGTAGTTGTAACGGTAAAGCTCTATGAAAAGCTGGCTTCATACGATTATGCACCAAAGGCCGTAAAACTTGAACATGAAGTAGCATGGTTGATGTCTAAACAGGAAAAGAATGGCTTTCCTTTTGACCTTGAAAAGGCAAAGGAATTGGAAGCTACCTTGCGCGCCAGAGCAGGTGTCTTGACAGCGAAGCTGATTCAGATTGTACCTCGTGTACCTGATAAAATTTTCGTACCGAAAAGAGACAACAAACGACTTGGCTATAAAGCAGGGGTTCCCGTTCAGAAGTATAAAGACTTTAATCCGAATAGTAGACAACAGATTGAATGGTTGTTGCGGACGCATTACGGTTATTCTCCAGCGAACATTGATTGTTATGATGTGGAAGACACGGATGCAGATGATGTTGATTTGTCACAATGTCGATTGAAGATTGATGATGAAAGCATGAAATTCATGAAGGAAGACCCTCAAGATCCCGATGAAGTGAAAGCTGTGGTGTCTGTCCTTGAGGAGTCCTTGATGCTCAAAAAGCGTTTGGGACAGCTTGCAGATGGCAGTAATGCTTGGTTGTCTATGATTGGAAAGGATGGGAATATCCATGGTTCTGTTATCCCTAATGGGGCTGTTAGTGGTCGTGCTACTCATTCCAGACCGAACGTCGCACAAGTACCACATGTCGGCAGTCCGTATGGCAAGGAATGTCGGGAACTCTTTAGAGTACCTGACGGATGGTGGCAAGCAGGGATAGACGCTTGTGGTCTTGAACTCCGTTGTCTTGCCCACTTCATGTACAAGTATGATGGGGGCCAATATGCCCATACAATTTTGAATGGTGATATTCATACTATGAATCAGAAAGCCGCAGGATTGCCAACACGCAATCAGGCGAAGACGTTCATTTATGCCTATTTATATGGTGCAGGGGATGCAAAGATTGGAAAAATCATAGGGGGTACAGCAGGACAGGGGAAGCAGATTAAGAAGAAATTCAATAAGTCTATCCCTGCTATTGCGAAGCTCAGACAGGCTGTAGAAAATGCGCTTGTCTATCCTATTGATTTTAAAAGTACACATGGGAAACCTAAAGTTACATGGAAACGTCACTTCCTCTATGGTCTTGACAGACGCAAACTACATGTAAGAAGCCCTCACAGTGCCTTAAATTTACTCTTGCAATCAGCAGGCGCTTTGATATGCAAGAAATGGATTGTCACAACAGAGGAGCGATTATTGGCGAGAGGACTAAGACATGGATGGGATGGCGATTTCGCATTGATGGCATGGATCCATGATGAACAGCAAATTGCATGTCGTACCGAAGAGATAGCAAAGATTGTGTGTGAAGAAGCGCAACAGGCGATGAGAGACACACAGGAATATTTCAACTTTCATGTCCAGTTGGATACAGAGGGTATCATTGGGCATAATTGGTTTGATTGTCATTAGGGGGTATTTTATGTACGCAAAACGTATCCGTTGTAAAAAATGTGGCCGTACCTTGGTTACAGGCTGTGCAAAGAATGTAGAAGAGATTACATGTTCGTGTGGGCATGTCACATATCCGCAGTCCGCAGAGATGAAAAAGGAATTGTCTAAGAATGAAAGGAGACACAATAAATATGAAAAAGCATGATTATAACATCATTGATAACACATATGTCTATGGCCTTGATGAATCTATTGTAGCGTCTGGCTACCCTATGGCAGATAAAATCAATCCGTGTAATTTAGAAACACGTGGAGCTACCAATGGTGATATGAAACGTGCCATGCGTCTTGGTAAAGCTCCTGCTGGCAGTGGTCATGATTGTTACCTTAAAGGTATCATTGTCCAGTTTGATTTGACGCTTACCAAACAGGCGTGGCCCGAAGCACAGCGTTATCATTTTCTTGATTTTGTGTCTTCCATGTCCGCTATGCACATGCTGGCAAAGATGGATGTTCGCTTCATCTCTTATACAGACCGTAAAATTATTGATTTGTTCCTTGATATTGTTAGGGACTACAATCAGAATCCTAGTGAAGAAAACTGGCGACGTATGATCTATAGCTATCCTAGCGGCCTGTTGCTGACAGCTCGGATGACAACGAACTACTTACAGCTCAAAAACATCTATGCACAGCGAAAGAATCATAGACTCCCTGAATGGAAAGTTATTTGTGATTGGATTAAAGCGCTTCCGAAAGCGAAAGAGTTGGGGGTGGTCTAATGACAGCGATGTATACCATTTATGGAGACAACAGTAAATTCCTCAAGGAACGTCATATGCAGGTGACAAGAAACCATACTGTCTATGATACTATTCGTGGTCGCTTGGCTCTGAATGATGGGTATTGCCCTTGCCAGCCTAGCAAGACGAAAGACACCATTTGCCCTTGTAAGTACATGCGTAAATACAGCACATGCCGTTGTGGTCTTTATGTCCCTGCCACGGACGAAGAGGAAGACGCAGATGTATAAGCCGATGAAGAAACCTATCACAATCCTTGTGGATGCTGACATGGCTGTATATCGTGCTTGTTCCTCTTGTGAATGTGAGATTGATTGGGGCAATGATATTTGGACACTTCATGTGGATTTCAACGAAGCCCTTGCCTACTTACAAGACCATATGGATGATTGGATTCAGAGGGCCTTGGAGCTTGACCAGTATTCAGGAAATGTAAATGTTGTCTATGCTTTTTCGGATGATGACAACAACTTTAGAAAGAAACTCTTGCCTACCTATAAGTTAAATCGTGTTGGTAAAAGAAAGCCTGTTGCCTATCATGCACTCAAACAATGGGTTCGTGATAATTGGGTGTCTGAACAATTAGACACCCTAGAAGCCGATGATGTTATTGGCCTGTTAGCTACAGGAAAGTACAAAGGGAACAACATTATTATCTCTGCTGATAAAGACATGCAGACGATACCAACAAAGATTTATAACTTCCTGACAGACACCTTGGTAGAGGTGACACAGGCAGAAGCAGACTATAAACTGCTCTATCAGACTCTTGTAGGGGACACAGCGGATAATTACACAGGTTGTCCGAAAATTGGCAAGGTGAGAGCAGAACGTATTTTAGATGATAGTCCCACATGGGGAGCTGTAGTGGATTGTTTTAAGAAAGCAAATCTTACAGAAGAGGATGCACTCTTACAGGCTCGTGTGGCACATATCTTACAGGATGGAGATTATGAGAAAGGAAAGGTAAAATTATGGACACCCCAAAGTTTACACTCGTAAATAATGTAACACTTGACGATATGGAAATTATTGTAATGGCCATTACACATCAAGCAGATAAAAACCCGACGCCTTTGTTTAGACACAGAAAGTCAGTTCAGGATTTGGCACAGCAGTTATGGAAGATGCAGAAGCTTGGTACACTGGCTGTCTTTGCAAATGAGCAGGGGAAATATGCAGGACTCTTGGCTTGCAATGTCGTTGAGCTTTGGTGGATTGACGGCCCTGTATTGGTGGAAGATTTGGTTGTTTCCATAGACACGAAACCTAATGGCTTTGGACGATTTGCAGTTCAGATATTGGAAGACATTGCACGAGACAATGAATGTGTCATGATCTGCTCAGGTAGTAGCATGGTTCAAGACACACCGATTGTTCGTAACATGTATAAGAAACATGGATTTGTTGTCTATGGTGAATCTTATTTGAAGGAGATGGATTAGATGATTATGCATGATGAATTGCCATTTGTCCCTCGTGATGTTGTGAATTATCTAAAGGCTATCTACACTCCTGATTTCTTCATTAATGCAGATGTAGACAACAATGATATTCGTATGGGGTACATGCAGGGGTGTACAGAAATTATTTCCGTTCTTCACAATCTCGCAGAAAGGAAGGACTGATTATGTCTAGTGGTGGTTGGTTAGGTAGTATTTTGAGCTTACCTATGAAGATTATCTCCAGTATCACAGGGGCAGGAAGTCACACCTATAGTGCCTCGGATAATTATAGTCCGACAGTAAAGGCTTCCGATTTGGTGTCTAGTACAAATGCTCAGACACCCGATGCCCCTGTCATGGGTGATGATACAACATATTCTCAGAAGAAAAGAAATAAACGTGGCCTGTCTAGCTTGTATGTAAATAGTGATACGAGTGGTACAGGTTCCACAGGTGATTATACAGGAAGGAGTGGTCTTTAATGTCGAGTGGCGGTTGGTTAGGACACACTGTGTCTAAGGCATGGCATGGTGTCACAGGGGCCGTAAAGCATACAGTTAATGCTGTAACAGGTGGTATCTTTGGGGGTTACAGGAACAGTGTAGCAGGTAGTAGTGACCAACAGATTGTTGTTACTCCTAGTGCCGCACCTGCTCCCACAGCAACGGAACAGGCTGAATATGATGCCGCAGTACAGAATCAGAAAAAGAAGCGTGGTAAAAACTCGCTCTATGTTTCCTCGTCCGCAGGTTCCAGTGGTGGCGATTCAGGTATTAACTTATGAGTAGTGGCGTAGACACCAATACATTTTATCGGACAGATACCGCAAAATCTCGTTATGATAAATTGGTGTCCGATAGAAAGGTGTATGTAGACAGAGCGGTAAAGAACGCAAAGATTACAATTCCTATGCTATTTCCCGATGAAAATGCTACCTCTACCACGGAGTATGAGACACCCTATCAGAGCATAGGCGCTCGTGGTGTCAATAACCTTGCGGCGAAAATCATGCTTGCTTTGTTTCCCCCCAATGAGCCTTTCTTCAAATTGGAACTTGGAGACATGGCTAAACAGCAGGTAGCACAGCAGGGTGACACCTCGGCTATGACAAAGATTGACAAGCTCATGGGGGCTATTGAACGCCAGCTCATGGACTACATGGAAACTAATCGTTGCCGTATCACTATCAGTGAGGGTGTCTTACAGCTCATTGTGGCAGGTAACTGTTTATTGTATCTGCCACCTCAGACAGGCGGTATTAAATTATATCGTCTGAATAACTATGTGGTTGTTCGGGATGGTACAGGTAATTGGATTGAACTGATTGCGAAAGACAGCATTAGTTATGCCGCCTTGCCACCAGAAGCACAGGCGTGTGTGGAAGGTACAGACATTTCACCAGACAAGAATGTAGAGCTTTATACTCATGTATATCTTGCCGATGGGGAAACCTTTGAAATGTATCAAGAGATTGAAGGACAGATTATCAAAGGGAGCGAACAGGAATTTCCTAGGGATAAGGTTCCTTGGATTCCCTTGCGACTCCGTAAGATGGATGGAGAATCATATGGGCGTTCATATGTGGACGAATATTATGGTGATTTGAAGTCCCTGAACTCTATCAGTAAATCTATTGCCGAAATGGCTACGCTGTCTGCTTTTGCACTGTTTCTTGTGAATCCTTCTTCCCAGCTCCGTGTCGATAAACTGAAAGACGCACAGAGTGGGGATTTCTTCAAAGGTAAGGAAGGCGACCTTACGGCTTTCCAGTTGAACAAGGTAAGTGACTTGCAGGTGGCTTATCAGCACAAGCAGGAATTACAGAGTAACTTGTCGTTCGCTTTCCTTCTGAACAGCTCTGTACAGCGTAATGCAGAACGTGTCACAGCGGAAGAAATTCGTTATGTGGCAAATGAGCTTGAGGACAGCGTAGGCAACATTTATTCTTTGTTGTCTTTGGAATTGCAGTTACCCCTTGTTCAGTGTCTTATGGCACAGCTTATGGCGCAAGGCGCACTCCCTGATATTCCACAGGGCAGTGATGGTGTCCAGACACACATTGTAACAGGTATGGAAGCGTTAGGCCGTGGACATGATCTGACAAAGATTGAACAGTTCTTGCAGACATGTTCGGTACTTCCTGACTTCCAACAGCGCTTGAAGACTGGCAATGTCCTTGCTCAGATTGGCACAGCTCTTGGTCTTGATGCAGATTCACTTGTTATGAGTGACGAAGAATATCAGGCCATGCAAGCCCAGATGATGCAAGCACAGATGGCACAGCAGATGGCGTCACCTATTGCACAAGGAATGATGAACAATAATCAACAATAAGGAGATTGATAAATAATGGATGAAAACGAAAACAAAGTAGTTGACACTCAGCAGACAGACACACAGCCAGAACAGGCGGTTGATAATGTCACTGTGTCTACTTCTGCTAATACTCAGCTTTCTGTGAAAGACACAGCAGAAAGTGTGGACAATGTGTTGGATGATGTAGCCAATGAAGATAATCAGGCTACGGACACACAGAGTACCGAAACGCAGACAGACACACAGGAAGACGCTCCGAAAGGTGAACAGTCTTCCGAACAGCAGTTGACTACAGCCCACAATGCCCTTGATAGTGCTGAAAAAGATTTAGTAAGCAAGGGTGTAGACTTTGCAGGGCTTGAAAATGAATACATGAATAATGGTGGACTCAGTCAACAGTCTTACGAAACACTTGAGAAAGCAGGGTATCCGAAAGCGGTTGTTGACGGGATGCTCGCAGGTTGGGAAGCCGCTTCCACTCGCTTTGTAAATGATGTTTATGCACTTGCAGGTGGGCAGGAAGAATTTGCACGTATTCAGCAGTTCGTGTCTTCCCAGAATCAGGATGTCATTAATGCATTTAATGCTACCTTGGACAGTGAAAATCTCATGCAGATTCGTATGACCCTTGAAGGTATCAAAGGCCAGATGGTGAAACAGTATGGTACTCAGCGCCCTTCCATCGTCGGCAATGCCGCTCCGTCTGTAGACCGCAGTGGCTATGAATCGACGGATGAAATGATTAAGGATATGTCTGACCCTCGGTATCAGAAAGATGCAAAATTTACACGTGAAGTGTATCGAAAAGTTAAATACTCTAAATTGTTCTAGTAAATTGTAATAGCCAATACAATTTTGCTGATTAAGACACTCCATAGTTTGGGGTGTCTTTTTCTATATAATTTTCTATTTTGAAAGGTGGATGATATTAATTATGGCAGATATTAAAATTGCAACTCCTATGGCGATTGGAACTGAGGCAACCACAGATGCCGACAAGCTTGCCCTTGCCCTTAAAGTCTTTAGTGGTGAAACTCTCACGGCATTTGCACGTGCCTCTGTAACGAATGGTAAATTTATCAAACGTACTATTCAGAGTGGTAAATCTGCACAGTTCCCTGTATTCGGTCGTACTAAAGCACATTACCTGAAAAGCGGTAAGAGCCTTGATGACCTTCGGGAAAACATTCAGCAGGGTGAACGTACCATTGTTATTGATGGTCTGTTGACTACTGACTGCTTGGTATTTGACCTTGACGAATTTATCGCACATTATGATTTCCGTTCTCCGTATGCTACACAGCTTGGTGAAGCACTGGCAATCTCCATGGATGCGTCTATTCTCGCAGAGGTGGCTAAAGAAGCGCTCAACACTACGGAAAATGTCGCTGGTCTTGGTAAAGGCGGCGTCGTTGAAAAGGAACTCGCAACGGGTTCCACTCTCGGCATTAACAAAGAAACGGGTATCGCAGTCCGTGACATTCTGTTGGAAGTTAAAGCTAAGATGGCCGCTAACTATGTTCCGCAGGGTGATCGTTATTGCTTCGTAACCCCTGAAATTCACGCCGCACTGGCAACGAACCTTGATTTCTTGAACAGCAATTATGGCGCCGCCGCTACGCTGACTAATTCCAATATTATCAGCATGGATGGCTTCCAGATTATCGAATGTCCTCATCTGACACAGGGTGGCGATGACCCGACGAATACCATTCAAGGTGACGGCCATGCTTTCCCGTCTGCCTATGCAAGCAAGTCTCCGCTTTTGATTTGCCACAAATCTTCTGTTGGTGTCTTGTCCCTGAAAGACATTAGCTTTGAAACGGCTCGTCGCGCTGAATATCAGGCAGACCAGCTCATTGCTAAGTATGCTATTGGTATTGGTGGTCTTCGTCCTGAATCTACCTTTATGGGTGTTATTAGCAATCCTGCTTAGTAGATTGTTGAGAGTTATAGGGGAGTGTAATGCTCCCCTTTTTATTCTTTTAAAGGGAGTGAAAAGATGCTATTTGTATCCACAGAGTTAGACGCAATCAATCTGATTCTTTCAGGCATTGGGGAAGCTCCTGTCAATAGCTTAACAGAGAGTGAATCTATTGATGTTGATAATGCACGTAGTCTGCTTGCTACTGTGTCTCGAAATATCCAGCGTCAAGGGTGGCAGTTCAACACCTTGACTAATGTAACTATTATGCCAGACACCAACAGCAAAAAGATTCGATACAATCCATCATGGATAAAAATTACAGCAACGAATGGCGAGGTCTATGTAAAACGTGGGGATTTTCTGTACAACCTTACAGAGAAGACAGACACCTTCAATGAAGAGGTACAACTTACCATCATTGAAGCCGTTGACTTTGAGGACTTGCCTGATGAGTTCAAAACATTCATCACAGCAGAAGCGGCTATTTTCTTTCAGGAACGTTACCTTGGTGACGAAAATGTATCTCAGGAGTTACGGATTGAAGAATCAAGAGCTTATGCGGATATTGTACAGTATTGTATAGACACAGGTTCCAACATGTTTCAGGCCACAGGGATGCAGAGTGCATTGGAAAGGAGATAAGACACCATGTTATACTCACAGAGCATTAAGAACTTTGTACAGGGTGTGTCTCAGCAACCACCACTCTTACGGTTCCCTGAACAGCTTGAGGAGCAGATTAACGGGTTCTCGACAGAGGTTTCAGGGTTACAGAAGCGTGTCCCTACAGTCCATCTAAAGACACTCACAGGCTTGAACCTTACTAAAGGAAGCAAACCTCTTGTTCATTTCATTGACAGGGATAAACAACAGAAATACATGGTTGTCTTTGCCAATAACACTGTCAAGATTTATGACATGAAAGGCAACGAAAAGACTGTCAAGATTGAAGATGGGGCTTATTTAGCTACGAATACTCCTCGTGATAATTTACGAGTAATGACGGTAGCTGATTACACTTTTGTACTGAATAATACAAAAATAGTTCAGTTGTCCAACAAGAAGTCTCCTGATTATTTTAGCAATCAGGGAAGTATGCTTTATGTGCGTCAAGGGCAATATGGTCGTACCTATCAGGTTTGGATTGATGGTGTGTCTAAATGCACATGGACAAGCCCGAATGGGGATGCCGCTGAGCAGACGAAGCAGATAGACACCAACTATATTGCAGACCGTATCAATGAACAGCTCAATAAAAATGGTGTGTCTACAGAACATCAAGACAATTGGATTCGTATTTGGAGTGGTGGTCTTGTTCAGACAGCCGATGGATTCAACCATCAGGCACTCATTAACTTCAAAAAGTCGATTCAGCGTTTCAGCTTGCTTCCTGCTACGGCTCCTGATAACTATTGTGTCAAAGTAAAAGGCGACCCGAATGGTGCTAGTGAAGGTAGTTACTACGTAAAGTATTCAAAAGACAGTAATGTGTGGGAAGAGTGCGCATGTCCGAACATCAACATTGAGTTTGATAAGACAACCATGCCCCATGCTATTATTCATAATGCCGATGATACTTTCACCTTTAAGGCTCTTGATTGGGATGAACGAAAAGTTGGGGATGATGATAGTAACCCTTCTCCTTCTTTTGTAGGACATACCTTGTCCAGTATCTTCTTTTATCGTAATCGTTTAGGTGTTGCGTCGCGTGAAAATATAATCATGTCTGAATCAGGGGAATACTTTAATTGGTGGATGACAACAGCCAACGACTTGTTAGACACAGATGGGATTGATGTTCCTATTACATCCACAAAAGCAAACCTGATTAATTACTGTGTTATCTTTTCCGAAGACCTTTATGCTTTCTCGAATGACACACAGTTTATCATCCGTGCTGACTCTACCTTGACACCAAAAACAGCGTCCCCTACAGAAATTACACAGTTCAATAGTTCTCCTGACTGTCAACCAAAGGTAGCAGGGAAGAACTTGTATTTCCCTTCTGAACATGGGGATTTCTCGACGATTCAGGAATACTATACGGTTCAGGATATTTCACAGATGAAAAATGCACAGGATATTACTTCTCACATACCGAATTACATTGAATCGGGTGTCTATGACATTATTACCTCGACGGCTGAAAATGTGCTGTTTTGTCTGACAAACAAGGCGACAGACACCATTTACCTTTATAAGTATTTGTTTGCAAATGAAGAACGTATTCAGTCCTCGTGGTCTAAATGGGTATTTGATGGTGAGATTTATGGTGCTGGTTTCATAGGTAGTTATTTATATCTGCTCATGCGCAGAGGGGCACAGATTACCATGGAGCAAATGGACTTCTCCGTAAACATTAAAGAGTTTGACGATACGGAAGTTTATCGTGTCTACCTAGACCAGAAGAAAGTGATGGATAATGGTGTCTATGATGATGTATCCGAACAGACAAAGTTTGACCTCAAGGCTCTTTATGCCTATACAGACACCACACCTTTGCAGAGTCTTTGTGCAGTCACTCATGATGGTGTCTTACACGAAAATCTGAAAGCAGATGATGCAGGCTGTATCTATCTCGATGGAAACTTTGCAGGAAAGAAATTGGTAGTGGGGGAACCTTATTTGTTTAAGGCTGTCTTCACAACCTTCTATCTTAAAAAGAATGACAACGGAAACATTAGCTCCTATGCAGAAGGAAGGACACAAATCAAGAACATCCATATCAATTACGATCATACAGGTTTCTTGGCTTGCAGGGTGTCTTACCTTGGGGGCAAAGAATATGTGTATCGAATGACGAGTAAGATTCTTGGCACTTCTTCTACTCGTTTGGGTAAGAAGCAGAATGAAACAGGTAAGTTTGATGTTCCTATTCATGCTAAGAATGAATCCGTTACGATTGCAGTTGAATCAGACATGCCAGTTCCTCTCTCTATTGTAGGGCTGAATTGGGATTGTCTGTATACGACACGAACAAAGGGGGTATAGAGAATGTGTACCGTAGCGCTTAGTTATGGTATTTCAGCTCTAAGCTCTTTGTCTAAACAGAAAGCACGAAGAGCTGAAATTCAGAATCAGATTGATGCCAACAATCAGACCGCAAGGGGATTGCTCCAGTCTATGAACTATACCTTTCAAAACTATGAAACACAGCGTAGGGCCGCTTTCGCCGCTCAGATTGATGCTATGACAAAAGACAGGATGAACGCTCATAGACAGGAAGCGTCTGTTAAGGCCGCTGTCAATGAAGAGTTGGCAGGTGGTGGCAGAACAGCTAACTTGATTAATCGTAGTGTTCGTGCAGATGAATCACGTGTTGCTTCACAGTCTCAGGCGAATTATCAGTCTAAGATGAATGAAATTGACCTCAACAAAGAAGCGACGCTTATCTCTACACGTAATGCTATCAATAGTATTCCGTCAGTTGAGACACCATCATATCTTACACAAAGTATGGAAATGTTTTCTGATTTCATGCAGACCTATAATACCTTACAGGGTATTAAGAGCATGAGAAAGAAAGCAGGTGTTGAAGGCGGACATGGAAAGACACTTGATAGAAATACAGGCGACATCACACCTGTAAATCTTGACCCTTATATCCACAGTGAAGACATTCACAATACAGGGATTGGGACACGAATTGTAGACCTCGACGAAGCGTCTGCAAAGTATGACAGTATGAATTTATTCAATCCTCATGGCCTCTTTGCAAGCAATGCTATCAATGGGTACTTTAGTGGTGACATGAGCAGTGACTTGTCTTATGATTGGTCTAATGGGGGTATTTCAAGGAGAGGTGCTACATGGCGAAACGGATTGCTAGTGCTGTAGGCACAGAAATGCAATTTATGCCGCAACCCGATGCAACATATCAAGAGCGTTTGACAGAGGTACAGGGTGTTAGAGGTACTAACCCCTCGTCCTCGTCCGCTTCCATGTTTGCAAGTGCGGCTAATAATCTCAATAGTAGTTGGTTGTCTTTCATCACAGACCGTGAGAAGCGCATGAATGAAGAGGGCCTTACAGAAGCCAACAGACTCATTGCGTCAACCACAGAGGAAGACAGACAGAAACTTAATACACTTGACATGGCCTTGACATATGGCTATGGGAATAACTTAGATAATCCTTATTTTATCGCATACAGCGACAAGTTACGTGGACAGGCTTTAGGTGACTCCGCAAAACTTGCATACACAGAAGAATTTGGTGATAGTCCTGCACGTACTCCCGATGAGGAAGTGAAGCGGTATGACGACTTTGTACAGAAATATCGACAGCGCTTCATTGACAAAGGACTCATTGATAATAATGTGTCTTTTGAGCAGGGCTTCAACGACAAGAATATTGAAAATCAGCAAACGTTGATGAGCAATCATGTTCAGCGTGATATTGAAGACAGAATCTCTGAAACCTTCAATAACATTAAGTCTGAATTAGGGAATCTCATTTATGATGCTCCTACTATGACTCGTGATGAACAAGTCCAGAAGCTCACGGAGATTTTCAATCAGAGTCGCTTGATGGGGCTGAATCCTTCACAGCGACAGACACTTGTTGACAACTCCACCAAAGAAATCATCACAACAGGGACAATCAAGGATTTTAAGAATTTTAAAGCTACTATCCTTGACCGTGTTTCTGTACAGACACGCTTAGATGGTACGACACAGACGATGGGGGACTTGGTAGACACCATGGAATTAGACACCCTGAATGTTGCATATCGTAAAGCCCACATGGAAAAATCAAAGATGGATTTCCTCAAAAAGTATGGCAAAGACAAAGACATGAATCGTGTCTATACCGATGCTATCAAAATGACTAATTCAGGGAATCGAGATGAACGTGATCAAGGGGAATTACTGACGGGGATGTTTGGGCCTATTGAGATGCTTCAAAATCAGCATAAGGCCGCTCAGGCTCGTATGGCTAAGGTTGGGGCTAAAGGTGTCACTACAGCCGCCAAATCACAGGCAAGTTCTGCTTCGGCTAGGGAAAACATTCGGGCTTTCATGGAAGATGATAACCCTGTAAAAGATGGTTATGGCAGTTCCATTGGGAAACCTTTAGTTGGTGGTAAGGCTGTTGATTCAGGTACGATTCTTAGTGCTTTTCAGGAGTACGAAAATCAGATTATCAATAGTGATGATGATGATGACACAAAGGCACAGAAACTTATGAAGCTCTACACTTATTCAGGTGTAAGTAACGTAAAAGAACAGTTAGTAAATAGTGCCTTACAGACCGTCAACAGTGCCACAGCAGACAGTGTAGAGGCGAATGGTGTACCTAACTCCATCATTTATCTTGTAAAGGCTCGTAACATTAATCATGGACAGTTTGCAGGTGCTTTCGGTAGTAAGGTAGACGCCGCTATTGGAGCGATTGTAAACTTCTCCCATGCGTCGGGTGAAGAAGACGCAGACAATGCACTTGTTCGAGGATACGCCAACTATTGTCGTATTAAAGACACCAGCGAACAGGATAAACAAAACTACATGGCGCAGATTAGAAGCATTGCCGCAGGTGGTTGGTCTATTGGTGGTATGGAAAGTTGGAATAGTGAAGGCAGTACGGCCCCTGATATTTCATGGGATAATCCACAGATTGCAGAAACCGTAAAGGACAGAGCTTTGATGTATAACTTAGCTTATCATGACCCTCAAGTCGCTTTAGATGCCGCTTGCAATGACATTCGGGATGCTTATGTTTACTATCATGGGGCTGTCTTTCCTAAAAACTGTTTCAATAGTGGGCTGTCTCCTTCTACAGAAAGCGCATTTGCAAAACAATCTCTTGATGCCCTTTGCTATCAATATGCAAGTAATTGGGGCGTGTCTGCCGAAGATATTAATGTATCATATGATGAAGCCTCTAACACGTGGTCTTTCTCAGAGAGTGCGAATGGGAACTATACACAGCTTTCTGGCTCTGATATGGCTAATGAAATTCAGTATGTAGCTACTTATGTTCCGCCTTCCACTTCTAGTAGCAGTGACTCTTCTTCGGATGATACTACTGAATATGTATCTACAGCGGTTGGCTCTAAGGGGGTAACAGAAGAACAAGCAAAGGATGTTGCTGAACATTCTGATTCTCCAGGTGAGGTAATTATGGAACAGTTACGTAGTGGATGGCACTGGTTGACAGGCAGATAGAAAGGAGATAAGACACAATGGCAGTTTCGAATAACATGTCCCTTGTCTATAATTGGTTTATCCAACATGGATATTCACCAACATTGGCCGCAGGGTTCGCCGCTAACTTTGCAGTTGAAACAGGTGGCGGTGAAGAAATTAATCCTGACATTACGTCCCCTAATGGTGCTTATGGGATTGCACAATGGCTTGATGAAAGCAGACAGACGAATTTCAGAAACTTCATGGATGAACATGGCTATGATTCCAATGACATCTATGCACAGTTAGAGTTCGTTGATTGGGAGCTTCATAATACAGAATCACAAGCCTTGGAAGAGATTTCAAACTCTGACTTGTCTAGTGCTGAAAGCGCCGCCGCCGCTATTGCGGATTATTATGAACGTTGTCAAGGACAGGCACTTGATCTAAGACAACAGGTAGCAGGTGAGGTATATTCAAACCTTTATGGGGGCGAAAGCTATGATGCGTCTGCTACAGGTTCTAGTGATTCCAGTAGTGGGGGTACAGACACAGAAGACTACACTTCCTATTTACCCGATGATATGAAGGGTATTGATGGTAGTATGTATCAGCGCTTAGGGATGCTGTTCAAGAAGGCACAGGAATTAGGGGTTACTCCTCTTTTGACCGCAGGTGCTAATGATGATTCACATACAGAAAATAGTTGGCATTATAAGGGCCTTGGCGCTGATATTGCATGGGAAGGCTTGCAGTGGGGTGATGATACCTTATCTGCTCTTGCGGACTATGCAAGGTCATTAGGATTTCAGGAAGTAATTAATGACCCTCATGGAACAGGCCCCCACCTTCATGTGGCTAATCCTGACCTCTCTAAAGAAGTCAATGCTCTCTTAGGGCCTAAACAGGCAACAACCACTTTTGGTGAGGGTGTCTTTACCCCTAAGATGCAGAGCATGGTGAGTCCTGAAATACAGGCACTTGCAGATGCAAAACTCCAGATGCAGAAAGCCTATGAAGATTCCCTAAAAGAAAAGCCTTCTATCCTTGAGGGGATTTGGCATGACTTTAAACGCAGTGGCAACTTTGCGTATGAGTTTGTTGATGCTCTGTATACTGACCTCTTCCACAGTGACCTTGATGCTTTTGGTCGTGATAAGATTACCGATGCAGACCGTAACTACATCAAGGCCGCCATGGGGAGTGGTAATGAAGCAGAGGCACAATGGATTATTGATAATGCGAAAGACCCAACACAATTGTATTACCTATTACAAAAGAAGTCCGATGAGATGGCCGAAGACACAAAGTATGCCGCTTATTATAATTCGGTAGGCGCACATACCCTTGGTACTGTCTTAGGGGCTGTCTTAGACCCATTGAACGCTCTTCCTGAATTGAAGGTCTTACAGGCAGGGAAGATTATGAAGACACTTGGTGGTGTGGTGAAAGATACTCGTATCATTGATAGTGCCGCTAAGGCCTCTGCTGAAAAGATTCTCAGTGCAGGGGGCGCTAAAAGAATTGGGGACACAACATTAAACATGGCCGCTCTGGGGGCTTTACAGCAACATGCCGCCAACATGGGTAATGGCACAGACGACAGTATCGCAGGGGCCGCTATGATTGCAGGGATTTCAGGAGGTGTCTTACGTACCCTTGGAATGGCAGGAAAGAACTTGTTCCATAAAGACCCTGCTGTAGCTAATCTGGCCCGAACAGCAGATAGGATTGAAACAAGTGCCGCTCGTGAAGCTGTAGGATTAAAGACACCCTACACCATTATGGATACAAAGGAAGCCGCTTCCAAACTCCATGATGTGGAATACTTCACGAAGCAGGAAGGGAAGATTGCAAGTTCCGTAGCAGATCGTGATGATGTATTTGCATTGTCGTTGAAAGACGCAAAGAAACTTGGTGCTTCCATGGGCATCAAGGTGTCTGATAACACGAAAGGTTTCTTTGTCCCTCATGGTGACTATACCGTAGTGGTTAAAGATAACATCAATGGAGCTAAAGAGTTAGATGGTGTCTTGGCACATGAAATTGGTGTCCATCAATCTCTGAAAGACACCATAGGTACTGACCGCTATCAGTCCTTGATGGATTTTGTGTCTACTCAATCAAAAGACACTACATCGAAGTTTGCGCAGGCCGCAAGACTTGCCAACAGCACAGACCCCGAAGAGATTCTCGGTTATGCCATTCAGCATGCTATGTTGAGTCGTAAATCGAGTCATTCCTTGGTGTCTAGCTTTAGAGAAGGCCTAAAGGAAATGGGGTTTGGTGATAAATCAAAATTCACCAACAACGAGATCCTCGACATGGTCAATACAGCGGTTCGCTATCAGAGCTTGAAAAAGCAGGGTATCATTGTCAATCCCGATGGAAGCATTATCCAGAATGGTGTCCATTTCTCAAAAGACAACATGCTGGCTCCTGAAAGTCTTCTAGACTATGAAAAGAGTGCGGATGAATTGGCACAGGAACGAAAAGGCAAGACAGCATTTGAAAAGACCGTCAATACCTTATCGGGATGGATGGATAATACAATGTTGACCCGTACTCCGTATGGGGCCGCTTATCATTCTCCATCTATGACGCTTGCGAAGAAAGCCTCTGAATTATGGGAAGATGCACAGCGTCGTGGTACATCTCGTAATGGTTCCAACATGCCTTCTGCTGAACGTATGAAGGATTATCTTATGGGACAGCTTGATAAGTACAAAGGTGAGATTCTTGATGCCCGTAAAGAATGGATTCGTGACCACTATGGTACAATGGGTGTCATTAATCCTTATCGCAAGGGGGATGCTCATAGACAAGAATTTGATAAGCTTGTCATTGATAAGTTCAACAGCTTGTCGAAACAGCAGACACACATTAACATTGATGATAAAATGGTAGACCAGAATGTCATGAAGGCTGTCAAGTCTTTGCAGAATCTTTATGACACTCGCGTTGACCTTGGTAAAAATTCATCCTCTATTTTTGGTGGTTCTATGGAACGTAACTTGATTGAGGATGGGTGGTATTCAGTCGATGATGAATTTCATCGCTTAGTTGACCCTGATGCTTATAGGGAGTTTGTGTCTAATTTCACCACTACAGGTGATAGGGGAGCGAGAGCTTTTATGGAGCAATATGCATTAGCCGCTTCCAATACACCAACTTCTCGAAAGCTCATAGGAGATATGATTAAACGAGAAAAGGAATTGAAGTTACAGCGTGAAATACATGATGCTGAAACCTATCTGAATAAAGAAGGACGCAAGAGTTCTGAAAAGGTGAAAAGGGTCAAAGAAGACCTCGAACAGAAACGTTCTCATACCGTGAAAGACACCACAGATGCAGAAATTGATGAGTTCCGCAAGACAAAATGTAAAGAGTGGGCAGACAATATCATGCAACCCCTTGAGGATAAACTTGATGGTTTAGACACCGATGGTGCTTCCTCTAAACTGGGGGACTTGAACTTCTTCCGTGGGCGTCTTCCGATGAACACAGGTGTTGTCATGGATATCAAGGATGCAGAGGGTAATGTTGTTAAAGCCTTCTCCTTTGATAATGACCTTAGATACTATGACCTCGAACACACATTGAACAGAACTAATAGACGTTTTGCAGGTGAAGTAGCAGTCCGTAATGTTCTTGGTTCTGCCAATGAATATGGAGATTTCGTGAAGAAGGTACTCCATGAATTGCGACTTGCTTCCATGGGGAATGACGGGCGTATCAACAGTTCTACAGCTGAAAAAAATAAACGGTGGTTCTTAGACAACATTGCACGACTCCGTGGGATGCGTGACCACTACGAACGAAACATCTATGATGAAGGTTCAGCAGTCACAAAGATTCTCAACAATTTTGCATACTTTAAGCGTGGTGGCTCGATGGGATGGAACCAGTTAGGCGACTTAGGGGGTGCTATTGCCTATGGTGGGCTAAAACAGGTATTTGGTGTCTTCAATCCCTTGCGGAAATTCGTACAGGATGTTCGTCTTGGGAAAGCTAATTCTGATATGGTTGAAGACCTCTCGTGGCATGTCTTTGGGGAACCTGTAGAACGCTACATTTTCCGCGGTAACTGGGGAGACACACAGACCCGTAATGCCTTGTCTAAACGTGGTTTTGGGGTGGACAACCTATTGATTAGTGCGGCTGATATAACACACAATCTGAGCAAGTTCACTTCAAAGATTAACTTGCTTGGGCATATGACAGACACAATGGTACGCTCTGCTCGTAGTTCGGTCATTACAGACTCGATGCGGTGGGCGTATGGAGAAACCTTCAATGCGTTACGTAATCCATTCAGCAAGGCAAATATCAAGGCTCTTGGTAGGCACGTAGACCTTGCACAACTGAAAAAAGACTTGCGTACCTATTTGAAGTGGAATGGCAAGAAAGGGACTGTTGCAGAGGGTTTCAATGTAGATGCATGGAGAAAAGAAAGACCTGAGACCTTCTGGGCTTGGTATGATCTGGTGCAGAATCAGGTAGAAAAGTGTGTCTTATTGAGTTCGTCCGAAGGCAACAGAAACATGCTGAAAGACACGAACTCTTTAATGCATCTTGTCATGATGTTTAAAGACTTCAATATGCGCTCAAACAATGCTCAGTTTATGCGGATGATTCAACAGCATGAAGCTCAGGATGCCATGGCCTTTGCATTGTCTCTTATGACCAATACAGCCGCTTTTGCCGCTCGTAATGGCGCTAAGATGGCCACTCTGTATGCACTGGGACAGACAGACGCCGCTAACTACATCAAGGAAAATTATCTGAATGACAAGGCCCTTGCAAAGGCCGCCTTTTTCCGAACAGGTTTCTTGTCGCCTATGGGCGTCCTTAATGATTTCTGGGAAGTTCTGTACGGGTCTCCTACAATCAGAACGACAGTATCACAGTACCGTAATAACCCACCTAAAGAAATAGGTGATTATATTGGGAATTTTGCACAACAGTTGCCTGCTGTGGATACCTTGTCGGATATGACATGGAAACCAATTCGCAGTGCCTATCGTCTGGCTACCAGCAAGGGGACACAAAAGGATTTACGGACACTATTAAACCTGGCTCCTGTTCCTGACTTTATCCCCTACACGCAGGCGATAGACACACTGGCAAAATTAAATAGTTTGAAAGCTAAATAAAAAGGAGAGTGATAGATAGTGGCAAACACAACAGGCTTTAAAGCTCGTGTGGAATATGAAGTTACCTATGGGACACAAACGACTTATACGTTCCCCTTTTCATATCTCCGCAAGAAGTTTGTCATGGTGTCTATCCTTCACTCCGATGATTCGGAAACAGCATTGGAGTATGGGGTAGACTACACAGTCAATGATTTATCCGTGTCTTTGACCACACCTGCACAGGTTGGAGAACATATTATTATTTATCGGCAGACAAGTACAGATAAGATTGTTACGTGGAATGATGGCTCTATCTTGTTGGCACGGGATATGAACATAGAAGATGCTCAGATGCTCCACTTGCAGGAAGAACAGCAAGACTATATCATGGCTCATGCTATTTCTACGAAAGTAACGAGTGATAAAGAAGTTCTTTGGGATGCATTGAATCATCGTGTCATTAACGTAAGTGACCCCAAAGACCCTCAAGATGCCGTAACGAAAAACTACATGGAAACTGTTCAGGGTGGTTTTGTAGCGGCCAATACAATCTTGGTACAGGAAGCAACGA